GTTTCTTTTGGGACGATGTTTAATAATATCAATCTTGTTCGTAAGGACAATTCTGGAAGCATAATTCAATCTATGAAAGTTCCTCTTGCCTATGGGCCAAGAGAAAAGTTTTTAGTACGATTGAACGAAGATGCAGACTTAACTAAACAAGTTGCAATTACTTTGCCTCGTATTGGATTTGAAATTCAAAACTTAGAATATGATGCGGCTCGAAAACTAAATCGGGTTCAACGATTTAAAAAAGTTAAGGGTGCAAAGGCAGAACAATTGGATGCACAGTATATGCCTGTGCCGTATAATTTGGCAATAGAATTATATGTCATGGCAAAACAATCTGATGACGCATTACAAATTGTAGAACAAATTCTTCCATATTTTCAACCAGACTATACATTGACAATCAATGATAATGTTGCAATGGATAGCAAAAGAGATGTTCCCATTGTATTAAATTCTATTGCTTATGAGGATAATTATCAAGGAGACTTTACTACTCGTAGGGCATTAATATACACGTTGAGTTTTACTGCAAAATTTTATTTGTATGGCCCTGTTACTTCTAGTAAGGTTATTAAGACTGTACAAGTTGACCAGTATACTGATTTGGAAGTTAACTCTCCTAAGAGAGAACAGAGACTTACAGTTACACCTGATCCAACAAGTGCTAGTTCAGATGATGATTTTGGATTTAATGAAACAACCTCTTTCTTTGAAGATGCTAAAAATTATGATCCAGAATCAGGTTCAGATGAATAAAGATTCTACATTACGAATTGATAAAGCTTTAGGTGTTATAGAAAAAATTATTCCCGAATTAAACAGTATTGATGAGTCGAGGGGAGATGCTCATGATGGTCATTCAATATCTCCAGCTGTTACTCATGATGATATTGAAAATGATTATAAGTATCAAAGGGAAAATCTTTACAGTTTGATTGAACGTGGTCAAGATGCAATTGATGGTATTCTAGAACTTGCGAAAGAATCAGAACACCCAAGAACATATGAAGTTGCACTTAATGGTATCAAACAAGTTGCAGAGGTTACAGAGAAACTTGGAGAACTGCAAGAGAAGATGAGAAAATTGAAAGAATTACCAAACCATGCTCCAAGAACTGTGAACAACGCACTGTATGTTGGTTCTACTGCTGAACTGCAAAGGATGTTAAAGGAAAAATAACATCTTAGATTGACAATTAGGATTATATTATGAATGTAGAAAAACAACAATTGTGGCCTACCACAATTTTTAATTATAGAATTAAAGAAATAAACAATGATGAAATCAAAAGTGAAGTCTTAAGAAGAGAAAAACAAGGTAGGGGATTTCAATTCAATCCAGTACAAGGTGGTGGTTGGCAGAGTAACAAATCTTTACTTGGGGGATTAGATTCGTATGATACTAATCTTGAACCTTTAAGAAAGAGTGTGGTTGAGAGTGTAAATACAATTTTAAGTACACTTTATAGTAATGATGCCAATATCAGTCTAAGTAACAGTTGGGCAAATGTTGCTAGGGGGAGTCAATACACTATGCCTCATATTCACGAAGAAGCTAGTTGGTCAGCGGTATACTATGTAACTCCAACGGAAGATGCAACTCTATATCTCAAAGATCCAAGAACACAAGAAGCTATGGATTCTTCTCATAGATTTTTAAAACAGCCGTATAGCAATATAGTTAGTAAAAGACCATTTGATGCTGGAGAGGTTATATTATTTCCTAGTTGGTTAGAACACGGTGTTGCCCCAAGTTCTAAAAATACAACAAGAATAAGTATAGCGTGTAACTTTTTAATACATGGGAATATATAAAATGGCTGAACAAAGCGTCTATTTAGGAAATCCGAATCTAAAAAGGGCAAACGTGTCCCAAGAGTGGACAAAAAAAGAAGTTGAAGAATACTCTAAGTGTATGAAAGATCCTTTATATTTCATACAAACATATATACGAATTGTTTCTCTTGATGAAGGATTAGTTCCATTTAAGTTGTACGATTTTCAAAAAGAAATGGTTGGTACATTTCACAGCAATCGTTTTACTATTTGCAAACTTCCTAGACAATCAGGCAAATCTACAACCATTATAGCGTATTTATTACATTATGTCTTGTTTAATGCTTCAGTTAATGTTGCGATACTCGCTAACAAAGCTGCGACTGCTAGAGACTTGCTAGGACGGTTACAACTGGCATATGAGCATCTACCTAAGTGGTTACAACAGGGAGTAATGAGTTGGAACAAGGGTTCTTTAGAATTAGAAAATGGTTCAAAAATTCTTGCGAGTTCCACTTCTGCTAGTGCAGTTCGTGGTGGTTCATACAATATTATTTTCCTTGATGAGTTTGCTTATGTTCCTTCCAACGTAGCAGAACAGTTCTTTAGCTCAGTATACCCAACAATCAGTGCTGGTAAAACCACAAAAGTTATGATAGTATCAACCCCTCATGGGATGAATATGTTTTACAAATTGTGGAATGATGCAGAGAATGGAAGAAACACTTATATCCCCATTGAGGTTCATTGGAGTGAAGTGCCGGGCCGAGATGAAGCATGGAAAGCAGAGACTATAAAAAATACTAATGAGCAGCAATTTAACACAGAGTTTGAGTGTGAATTCTTAGGAAGTATTGATACATTAATTGGAACACGAAAACTAAGAACTCTATCTTACATTCCACCAATCGCATCTAATGCTGGTCTTGATGTATTTGTAAAACCGCAAGAAGGACACACCTATGTGCTAACTGCTGATGTCTCAAGGGGAACATCTAACGATTACTCTGCATTTTTAGTATTTGACGTATCACAAATGCCATATACAATTGTTGCAAAATACCGAGACAATGAAATAAAACCTCTATTATTTCCTGCTAAAATATATGATGTTGCAAGAGCATACAATCAGGCATTCGTTTTAATAGAGGTAAACGACATTGGAGAACAGGTTGCATCAACTATGCAGTTTGACTTGGAGTATGACAACCTTATTATGGCTTCAATGCGAGGGCGTGCAGGACAAGTACTTGGAGGGGGGTTCTCAGGTGGTCGAGCACAGTTGGGGGTAAGAACAACTAAGGCTGTAAAACGAATTGGGTGTTCTAATCTTAAACAATTGATTGAAGATGATAAACTCATTATTCAAGACCTACAAATTATCAGTGAACTATCTACGTTCATTGTTAAAGGACAATCTTTTGAAGCTGACGATGGGTGTACAGATGACTTGGTTGCATGTATGTTTATATTCGCATGGGCAACAGATCAGACATATTTTAAAGAATTGACTGATATGGATATAAGACAGACCATGATGAGAGAACAACAGGATATGTTGGAACAGGACATGGCGCCATTTGGATTTGTTGTTAATGGTCTGGAAGATGAAAATATTGGTACAATGGTTGATGAATACGGAACACGTTGGAGTCCAGTAGTTAGAGACTATGGTTCAGATTGGTAAAAATCTAAATACTCTCATATAAATTCTATTAAATCATTATCAACTTTAATCCAACAATTTGAGCAAAGTATATTAGAATCGTTAATTAGTTTTAAAATTTCTTTACGACTCTCATCACTCATACCAACTCTCTTTGTTAGTTTACGAATTTGAGAATTGTGAGGATAGAACTGTAGACACACAGTTTCACTCTCGCCACAATGTTTACAAGACTTGTCTGCAAGGAACTCATTAAGCAGAACAATTCTCTTGCGATAGTTTCTACGGGCTACCTTTTTTATGGTATCTTTATATTTTTCGTAATGTTTATTTGACATGTAATTATTTATATGTAATGACACATATAAAATTATGTTTTTGGAAACTAATTTTTTATAAATATCAGTAGAAGATTAAAAAACACTCTAATATAAAGGAGTCAAACACATGGCATTTTTAGTTTCGCCTGGCGTTCAAGTCAGAGAGATAGACCTTACAAATGTTATCCCAGCAGTATCCACCTCTATTGGTGCAATTGCAGGGCCATTTGAGAAGGGGCCAGTTTCCTCTGTAACTACAATTAGTTCAGAAGAACAACTGGTATCATTATTTGGTAAGCCAACTGGAAGCAATTTTGAGTGGTGGTTCACAGCCGCTAACTTTTTACAGTATTCTGATTCGCTTCGTGTAGTTCGTGCAGAATCAGCAATATTAAACGCAGGTGCAAACAGTGGTATACTTATTCGTGATAATGATCATTACGAAGCATCCTTTTCTACGGGACAAGGTTCTCATGGTGAGTGGGCTGCAAGGTCTGCTGGAACATGGGGCAACTCAATCGGCGTTGATATCTGTGGAAGTGCAAGAGCATTCTCTCAGCAACTTGGTTCGTTGAACCTAGTTAACGGTGCGGTTGCAGTCGGTGCATTACAGGTTACAGTTGATGACCAAGATGCAACTGCTGCTACAATCGCAGCTGGTGACATCATCAGGTTCTACACAGCAAGTGCTATCGTTTCAGTAGTTAACGGTGCAATCACAGTTGCATCTAAAACTCTTACTCTTGATGGTGGAACTGGTGCTCTTGCAGCTGGCCAACGTGTGCTTGGTGCTGGTATTTCAGACGGCGACGAAGTTGTTAAGATTTCATCAGTAACTTCTCAAAGTGGTAGTGCTGGTTCGGTTATCGGCGTTGTTGTTTTAGATAAAGCAATCACAGTTGCCAACGATGTAGCTCTGGTGCTTTCAGCAGCTGCTGGTCATACTGCGGTTGAAACAGGTAACGTAGAATATGAAGTAACTTCTGTTTCTGGTGAGGTTCTAACAGTTCGTTGGTTAGATGACCCTGCTGGTGGTGGAATACAAACAATTATTCCTGATAACTCTCTAATTCGGCGCCGCTGGAGATTTTCTGACTTATTTGATAGCCCGCCAGGCACATCTGCTTGGGCAACTGCAAATGGTCGTGGTGAAGAAGATGAACTTCACGTTATAGTATATGACACAACTGGTGATATCACTGGTTATGATGTTGATGTTGCTGGACAAAGAACAAGTTCAGTTATTGAAACTTTCGGCGCTATGTCTAAAAACTCAGCTGGAAAGACTACGCAGGGTGGTAACAACTACTATCCAGACGTTATCTTTCGCACTTCTGACTACCTCTACTGGACAGACCATATTACTGCTGGTTCTAACTGGGGCACAGATGTTGCCACAGGTACAGACTACACACTGGTAAGTGGAGTTACGAAAGACTCACTAACTGGTGGAACAGATGATTATTCTGTTACTGCTGGAGAAATTGAAATTGGATATGATAAGTTTGAGGACACAGAAAATCTTGATATCAATTTAGTATTAGGTGGGCCAAGTTCTGGTGTTGCTGATACTGTAGCAGGCCATGATACTCATGTAACAATGATTACTGCACTTTGCGAAAGTCGTAAAGATTGCGTAGGATTTGCTTCACCATATCGTGCTGCAACAGTTGGTATTACAAGTAATGTGACTGCAACTGATAATGTTAAAGATGCATTTGATACTTGCCCATCATCTTCTTACATGGTATTCGATAGTGGATACAAATACATGTATGACAAATATAACGATGTATATCGGTTTGTACCAATGAACGGTGATACAGCTGGTCTTTGTGCATACACAGACACAGTTGCTGATCCATGGTATTCTCCAGCTGGTTACAATCGTGGTAATGTAAGAGGGGCAATTAAACTTTCTTACAACCCATTGAAAGCAGACCGCGACATACTTTATAAAGCTAGAATTAATCCAGTTGTAAACTTTCCAGGCCAAGGCGTGGTTCTGTTTGGCGATAAAACCGCTCAGACTAAACCAAGTGCATTTGACCGTATTAACGTGCGGCGACTGTTTCTTGTTCTTGAAAAAGCAATCGCAACTGCTGCTAAATATATGCTCTTTGAGTTCAATGATGAGTTTACGCGGGCACAGTTCCGCAACATGGTTGAACCTTTCTTGCGTGATGTGCAGGGTAGAAGAGGTATTACTGATTTCTCTGTAAAATGTGATGGCACAAATAACACAGGTGAAGTTATTGACCGCAACGAGTTTATTGGAGATATCTACATTAAACCAGCAAGGTCAATTAACTTTATTACGTTAAACTTTATTGCAGTTCGAACTGGTGTATCGTTTAGCGAGGTAGGAGGATAAGTCATGGCTAGTATTAACGATTTCAAAGCAAATTTAATCGGTGGTGGTGCAAGGGCTAATCAGTTCAGAGTAACTATTACGCCTCCGCCAGGCATTGCAATTGGACTTGATGTTCGTAGAGCATCTTTCATGTGTAAAGGCACTAATCTTCCTGCTCAAACGCTTACTGAGATTGCTGTCCCTTTTAGGGGACGTTCAATCTACATTGCTGGTGACAGGACATTTGATGAAACTTGGACTACCACATTCCTTAACGATACAGACTTTATGGTTCGTAACGCAATGGAAAGATGGTCTAATGGAATCAATGACTTAGCATTAAACACTGGTGTTATTGACCCTGCTGATTATCAGACTGATTTAACTGTTGAACAGTTGGATCGTGATGATACAATTCTAAAGACTTATATCTTTAGAAGTGCGTGGCCAACATCTATTACTGCAATAGAACTAACCTCAG